CGGCGCTAAAGAGCCTGCCCAGCTCCTCCGGCGTGTACACCCTCTCCCGGTTCTCGAGCACCGGCTTCCAGTCGGCGGCAGTAACCATATCCGGCACTACCAGCTGCTCGTTGTCCCGCTTGGCCCAGGACATGGCCGCCCAGATGCGGCCCAGCTGGTTAGAGATAGTCCAATCGGCGTAGCCCTCCGCCCGCTGGCGGGCCACGAAGCGTAGCTGCTCCCCCCGCTTCAGAGTCGAGACATGGGCCTCCGGCCAGAAGGCCAGGGCCTGCCGCATGGCTATCTTGCAGCCGCCCCCGCTGGGGAGGTGCTTGGCGTAGGTCTCGTAATAGCGGGCCAGTAGCGGCCCCAGTAGCTCGTCAGTAGCGGCTACTGGCTTGTCGTGTAGCAGGGCGTGCTCGTAGAGCTTCTTCTCTGCTACTCGAATATCTGCCGTGCCAGTCGACAGGCTGTCTGTTTGTCGAGAGACAGGGTTGTACCAGCAGATACGATAGATGCCTTTGGCCCCGCGGGCCTTGAGGAAGAACTTGCCGGCTCTGATGTCTGACATATGAACTCCCGCAGGGCGTCTTCTGTGATGCGAATAGCGCGTCCTACCCTGACGATAGACAATCTACCAGAGCGGACTATCCGCTGCAAGGTGCTTTCACTCACAGCCAGATAGTCCGCCGCCTGCTTAACAGAATAGAGGCTAGGCAACATGCATTACCCGCACGCCGGCCTTTTCAGCCTTGGCAACCATGTCCGCCGTCCCCCGGCCGCCGGGTAATGCCACGACCAGATCAGGCTTGAGGGCCAGCATTGCAGCATTGCGAATAGGCCCCGCCGCCTTGTCCTGCCAGTTCCAATTTGCGGGGCACCGCACCGGCTGCACGCCGCGCATCAGAGCCCAGTCGTCCGCCAGTTTGTCCGCCCCAGACGCACAGCCATGGATGATATGAGTGATGACACCGTGCTCGATTCGCACGGCGTCCAGCGCGTCACACAAAAGAGTCCAGTCGTTGAAGTCTCGCCCGCCGCAGACTAGGACTTTCATGCCTCACCGTCGCTTGTCGTAGGGGTTGTAGCCGACGAAGGCGTCTGTGGCGATTTCCCAAGAGACAGCCGGATAGCTGTCCACTGGGCCAGCGAGCGCTCGGCCCCCGACAGCAGCTCCCCCGTCTGCAGGTACGCTGCTCGCAGTCGCGTCACGGACTCCTGTGCCATCTGCACCTGCTGCTCGATAAAGGCAACCGGATCGGACGATAAGCTCTGTCCCGCAGATCCACCGGATATAGTGGATAGCGGGGCCGTCGGGATAATCGGTGTCGAGTCTGGCCCCACAATGCGGGCAGCGCCCGAGCCCTGCGGGCTCGTAGCTAGGCGTGCCGCCGTCGCTTCCGAGACCTGCCGGCTCTCGAATGCCTTCCGCTTTGCCCTTGCCCGGTCCTCTTCCTGATCCGCTACGATCTCCGCCCTTACGGCTCCGCACCATTGGATAACCCCCGCTGTCTTGGATGACTCTTGCACCCATTCGCTATTGATGTCCCTGCCGCTAGGCAGCTTGGTAGCAAACCGAATACGCCCGGAAGTCGCTTGCGACTCGACCTGCGTGTTAGCCATTATTGTTTTATCCGACACCGTGCTGGCGTCACTCACGTCGCCGCCTCCTGTGTCGGCTGCGCGTCGTGTCCGCAGACAAGCGAGAAGATCCCGTCCGCTTTAGGGTCTACGGGATACCAGCCGGTGTGTTTCGGCGGCTGGAGCCCAATGGGCTGCGCCTTGTCGTCCAGACGGGTAGCTACGCCCCACCGCTGTTGTGACAGGGTGCAATTGAACTCGACCTTGCCCACGACAGCTGTCGTGTTCTTGTCCTCGAACCCGCCAGGGAAATAGATCAGCAGGTATACAAACTTGATGTCCTTGGTCTCGGTGTGAATCTCGGACATCGCGATAGCGCTGTTCTCGTTCTTCTCGATGACAGTAAAGTTCTCGGTCTTCACGTCCGGCAGGGCGGGGGCATCCGCAGTTGCCGGCGTGCAGGCGGCCAATAGGGCCGCAGTAGCGAGTGCTAATCCTTTAGCCATACTTCCTCCGTAGATAGTCCATGCTGAGCGGCATCACGTCGTAGTTGCCGTCCCTCACTTCGTTGAGGACACAAATTCCGCGCCATTCCCCGTTGGACTGTGCGTCTCGATAGTGTTCGTCGTGGAGGTAGAAACTTCCAGCGACCAGCCCGTGCCGTGCAAGCTTCCCCGGAAATTGACGTACTCCGTATAGCAGACCTTGCTGATGCCCTTGGACAAAAGACTTACCAATTCGGTTAAGTCGGTTGTCGATGGAGCCCCCGATGGCCTTTCCGCTGTGAATGTTGCTGAAATAGTGCGAATAACTGACACCGTCTATCTCCACGATCTCTAGGAATGGATGAGGGATGAAAGGCTCCGGCAGTTGGAGCATTTCCAACGACAGGAAACCTTCCAGCTTGGGGTTATCTTTCACTGCGCGGCTGATCCGCGCCTCATGGTTGCCGACAAGAAAGTGGCACTCCGGCTTCCACTTATTGCCCTTCTTCGCCAACTCCTTCTGTAGCGGCGCAACGAGCAGATCGAAGCCCATGTTGCCGGCGTCAACATCCTCCATAATGCGCCGGCCTTCCATAAACGCCGATCCAGGCGACTCATGTTTGGACAAGGACGGCATATCCCAATGGTCCCCCAGATGCACGATGACATCCGGGCGGTAGTCGAGAATCGCTTGCGCGGCCCACTCAAGATGCTCGTATGGAACGTCCGCACGACACTGAGTGTCAGGCAGAATTAAATGTCTCCTCACTTCTTCCCCTCCTTGGGCAAGTGCTTCTCAAACTCGGTAAACCAGTTGATGATCTCGCGCGCCGTAGTGCGGGCGCGCACTGCGACTTCTCCTTGTAGTTCGGCGGCAAGTACGGCAGGAGCATACTTACGCAGTTGCACCAGCCCGTCGCGCGCGGCGCTAAAGATAGGAGAAGTCCATCTAGTCGCACCTAGCAGTTCTTTGCGCACCCGTAGGGGCGAAGGCGGGCACTTCCGCTCTAGCAGCGTGTTGAAAGTCTTCTCATCGAGTTTCACTAAAGTACGGGCCGCGAGGGCGGCATGGCGAGGCAGCCCCTGCTCCAGTAACAGCGAGCGGGGGCCGGGAAGACTGCCGCGCCTCCCGCCGAAGCCACCGGGCCGCAGCTCCCCCGCCAACTCCCCCATCTTCCTATACGCATGCAGCTTGAGCTGCCGTGCCTGTCTGCCGATTACGTCATCTCGGTACACCTTGGCCCACGCCGCCAGAGCGTCCGCCTTGTCCGCCCACAGTTTCGCGTCATCGATCTGCAGGCACTCCTGCAGCGCCTTCACTGCCGCGTCGTACTGGACGGGCAGGGCAGGCTTCGGGGGCGGGGCAACAATCACTTGCTTGCGCTTGCTCACTCCTGCTGCCCCTTCTCAAGCCGCTGCTCTACGAGCCGCACATAGCCGATGATGTCGTGCCAGGAGTCGATGTAGTTCGGATCTCCGTTCAGGATGCGGCCGATCTTGTGCGCCACCATCTCCAGCGCTTCCCGCATGTCAGCTGCTATGTAAGGCCACTTTGGGCTGCAGTGCATAGTTAGCTTGAGCGACTGCGTTATCCGCGCGTGCCCCTCGAAGTCGCCGTAGCGGTTGCCCCGCTCCGCCAGTGTGTTCTCGATGTCACTCATTAGGCACCTTCCCCAGTCCGAGACACGTCTGACACCCGCAGTTGTCCCGAATCACTTCCTTGCCCCTCCGCTGGATCTGATACCCCCATCCCTTGCACGACGGGCACTGCTTCGTGCTCGCGTTGTACGCTCGCTGCTCCGGTGTGCTCCACGCCTCGGAGCCCGTCAACCAAGCCTCCGGGTACGCCCCCACCTCGAAGCTCTCGTAGAAGCCCCGGATGTCCTTGCTTCCTTGCGGTCGATACACGTTTCTTCACCTTTCGATAGATAGCTCTCGGGCAAACTGGGGAGAGGCGCCACTGCAGGGCCTTCCCCTCAACCAACTTCTTCTCCTTCGTGTCCCACAAACTCCCGCCAATGCTGTCCACGACATGGAGCTGTAGCTCCCTGTCGGCGCAGTTGACGAATGGAATGCCGGCATAGGCGAAGTGCCTCTCGATCAGCCGGCGGATGCGCTTCGCGTGTTTCAGGTTCATACGCGCCCCGCTGACAGGCCGGGCAGGCCCCTCGAGTCCCAACCGGCGTGTATGTACCACTTGCCGTTCGTCCAGTAGATGAACGGCCCTCCCTCCCAGTGGAAGACATACTTCAGGTTGTCGGAGCTGTTGCGCCACGCGCTCCAGCAGTAGGCGCGCCAAGGCGCCCAGGCGC